TAAATCTTTTTCCAGCTGCACCTTCATCTTCTCCATTTCCTCGTGGGTTACATACTTTCCTTCAGACAAAAAAGCACCTCCAATTACCTCTTCAGCAGCAGCTTCAGAGTTCTCTCGGCCCCTTCGGTACTTCCAGACACTAATTTTATGAAGCGCAGAGGGGCAAGTGCCTCTTTCTTGGCCTCCGTTATACTGATAATCTCTTCGTTAGATACTACAACGGATACTGCGGCCCCAGCACCATCTGTTACCTCATAGAAGGTTCCACCCGAAACGTCCGAGGCTTGAAAAGTTATGGCAGTTCCTGTAAAAGCAGCGGGCATCATTACAGCCACCGCAGTGTAATCCTCAAGGTCTACTTCCCCGGATACTGTCCCACCGTTGGCTATGACTACCTCTTTGACCTCCGTGTGGCGTAAAAACTTGAAATTTTTATCCTCCATCTTTACCAGAATACTCTGAGTCATTTTTCATTCTCCTTTCTTGAGTGCTTCGAGTAGTAGTCTCAGCTGCCCCAAGGAGTCAGGGCAGCTGAGGCTCCACACTCAATTATGCAGGTTCTAACGCGTAAGTCGCAACTACATGGATATGGTCCACTGTAGTAACTCCGGCAGACTCGATGGTCACGTCTGCTCCTGCGTCATTTTCCTCCAGAGAAGCCCCCGCGTTGAGAAGGGTGGTGGTTCCATCCAAAAGGGTAGCGTAGTCGTTATCGCCGAGATCACCGTGTGCAAACGTAGCAAGAGCAACCCCAGAGGCACTCTGCGTGCTCTCGATGGTAATATTCTCTGTTCCGGGAGCACCGCCTTCTGTGGCCAACGCGAGGTCCACCAGGCGTATCTTATAGCTATCGTCGCCGGGAATAACCACAGCACCGGCATTAACCTCGGAACGGGTAAACTTCTTGCGGACATTGAAGGTTAGCCTTCCCCCGGGTAAAACGTGCTGCAGGTTAAAAGGCAGCAGATTGCCCGAACTGTCAATAAGCCCAAAATCCCTTGCGTAAAGCTCACTTTCCCTGAATCTTGTCTTTCCCATTTTAAATCCTCCTTTGTTTTAAGAGGGGAGCAGCCGGGAGGTAGCCACCCACAAGGGCACTCCCCTCTCTAATCACCCTTACATAATGTGAATTACCCTTATACAGGCTCATTTCCGTAAATCCAAATCCAATCGCTCCAGCCAGCCGCAAACCTCATGTAACCCCGGAATTTTGCCACCAGAGTATCAAAATCTTCCTCCATGGCAAATTCCAGAGGCACACGGTTGAACCAGTTCAGGAACAGCGCGGCGTAGCGGGAGTCAATCAGGAACCAGTTGTCGTCGCTGTCCAGGTAATCCCATACGATCAGCTTGTACTTGCCGTAGTGAATGTTCGGGTTGTTCTCGGCAGTGTCAATTTTTTTAGCCGACTCAATAAGTTGCCATCCGGTCTCTTCCAGAGCCACAGGAACCAGCAGGGTGTCAGGGACAACCGAAATCTTTCCGCCTCGATCGTCCAGGGTCTGCCTCATCAGATTCTTGGTGGTCTGCAGGTTGGCATGGTTAAGTTCCAGCGTCCCCTTATTGCTGCGGTCTCCCATATCAGGATCAGGGCTGGGGTGGTCTGTAGCGCAGAGGGGTTTCCCATCGGGACCCTCGTAATCAGTATCAAAAGCGTTATTGAAAATGTTTGCCCCGTCCTGCTCTTTCTTGCGCTGTGCCGATATAGCCAGTCCCGCAGGCTGCTTGTTGATCTCTCCGTAGCGGTCGTCGTCGAAAGCCTTACGCTCGATACGGAACCCCTTGGCAAACTCCGGAAATTCGTATATCTGCTTGTAACCCTGGTAGGGCCTGTCGTAGTCTATAGTGCCTGTGAACTCGGGGAACTCGCCCATCGTCCCGATAGATACGTCTGTCTCGTTGGGATTAGCGGTAGTCTGCTCGTTGAACAACTCCGGTATCATCGTGGGTATCTGGTCGTAGGTTTCGTAGAATATCTTACGAAGACCGGGCTCCAGTAAAAACCCAAAATGTTCTCTTCGTGCCGTTACCATTTATTGTCACCTCACCTTATTTTACCGTATTTTTTAATACAAGGCAGCCGCTGTCAGGATACCATACACAATCTTGTGGTCCCCGTCAGCGTCTTCCTCGGTTCTAATCACCTTCACGGTACTGCCGGTTCCGTCGTCGAAACCGTCCAAATCGGAGTTAAACTTGCAGTCATCCCCGACCTGTAGCTCCGCTGCAGCTGTGCCCCTCAGAACGTCCCCGGGCTTGAGCCACTGGAACCTCACCAGGTCATTCTGATCGGCCTTAGCCACAGTTACACCAACTGCGTCAGCACCGGTATCAGTGGCTTTGGCAGCCTTTCCAGTATCCCCAGCCGCACCAGAGGCATCCACCTTGATAACCACACCCTCCTCGATATCGTCTCCCTCTGCGTGGACATTGGAATTATCCAGCGGAGCGGCTACCGGGGGTGCACCGGTTAAAATATTATAAACTATTTGAATCATCCGTTTTCACCTCGCTGTTATTCGATTCTACCGAGCTCTTTGAGCTGGGTGTAGTAATCCTTATAACTCATGTTCATCCTCTGCGCAACCCGCTTCTGGCTGGAGTTCAGCTTAGCACCAAAATCTGAACCCGACTCCCCTGCGGGAGGCTCGTTTGACCCTTCTACCTTACGCTTACCTTTCAGACGCTGCTTTTCCTGCTGTTGATTGGCCAGGTGCTCCTTCAGTTTTGGCCTCAGCACTATGGTAGCTGCGTCTATGAGGTTCAGGCCAGTGTCATCGGCCTTATCCTCGATATCTTCCCTGTAGCTGTCGTAGAGGTCGCCAAATTCTTTTCTGGCTTCAGCTTCCTGGGTGGAACGAACCTTTTCCTCCCTCTCGGACTCCAGCATGGTCTCAATTTTTTCCAGCTTCTGCTCAGTGGCATTAGGGATTTGCTGTGGTTGCGGTTGGTGCGCCTGCTGCCCGTATCTGCCGTAATGTTGTTGCTGTTGCTGCTGTTGTCCTGACAATCTCTGCACCACCTCGTTGGGTTTTAAACCGGAAGCCTTCGTCACAGCCTGACCCGCCTGCAGGTAGGGCGCGGCGTCTTCCAAACGGCTCACACCGAACATCTTGGCTATCTTTTTCCTCTCACGCGCCAGCCTGGTTTCTACCGCCTGGCTTGCTTCGGTTTTGGTGAGGTATTCCTGGCCGCTCTCCTCTTGTCCTCCGGCCTCACCAGAAACTTCCTCTTCCTCTTCTTCGCCCTCTAATCCGGTAGTCTCTTCTTCTTCCTCTTCCTCTGCGAACAGTTGCAGGTTAATGCGCCTTTCTTCTAACATTTTTCGATACCTCCGTTTTTTATTGGGTCCGTACGACCCCCCGTATTATGGCCTCGTCAGGCATATCCGCTTTTTACGACTCGTCAGTCGGACTACTTCTTTTTCGACCCGCCGCTGAAAGGCTTCCGCATGGACTCCTTGGTCAGCGGGTTAGAGGCGGGGTTCAGCCTCGCAGACTCCTTGGACATGGGGTTGTGCGAAGACGGAGAAACCGTCTGCATGGAACGCTCTCCCGGAGCCTTACCCTGCTGCTTGCCCTTGTTGTAACCCGGGTAAAAAATACCCTTGCTTACTGTGGGCCAGGACATCCTCTCACCTCCTCCTGCTTAAAATGCCCGTTCTCCTGCTCTTTCTTCTTCCTGACCTCCCGCAGCTTCCTGCTGCGCTTGGTCTATTCTATTAAGGATTCTTTCCCTGTCGGGAAAGTTCGTGGCTTCTAAAACAGCCTGCCTGTCTATGATACCCAACTGGTAGAACTCCTTGGACTGCTCGTACAGCAGTGCCTGCGAGTAAGGCAGGCTCGGTCCTACCTTCACTTCCACATCGAACTCGGGGAAAGCTATTTCCTCCCGGAGCCTGTCTATTTCCCCCTCCATGGGGAGGCCCTCCTGGTCTACTTCCAGTTCACCGGCAGCACGAGCCCTTTCCTCGATATCGGTGTCGAGTGCTTCTCTGACGTCGAGTGTGGAAGGTACTACCTCCCCGGACAGCCTCATCTGCCGTGGCTCTTCGTAGTTCTCCAGCACCAGAGAAATGGACTGCTCCACTACTTCCCGCAGTGCCGCCTGCAGGTGCCTCGACTTCTGCCTGACCCTGATATTGGCTGCTTCCTGCAGTGCTATGATAGCCGAAGCCGCCCTCACCCCAGAAGGCTGCCTGCCCTGCACCACGTCGTGGATACCCAAAATCTGCTCCATAAGAAAGATGAGCCTTTCCAGGTGCTCCGGTATATGTGGCGGTATAGGTGTTCCGGGTTCCTTTCTAATCCCATCATTATGTGTAAAGATAGCCCTCCCGGGTTGGTTATCCAGTATCCAGGCGTCCTCTTCCTTGAGTCCGGAGAGTGCCTTGTTTACTACCCACTGTGCGTTGCCCATCAGACGGGTGTTGTCAATAATTTGCGCCTCGAAGTTGTTTATAAGCTGCTGCAGTATATCTGCCAGCTCTATCTCCCCGAAGCCCCAGAACTCCTTGTCTCCTGCATAGTCCACATACTTGGCGAAGGGGAAACGGTTGTGCTGGTAAACGGGATTGTCACCCGGCATGGTCTTGTCCAATTCCCCTCCCAAAATATCGAGCACCAGGTGCCCGGCATAATACATGACGCACTGATTACCATTCTCGTCCCTGAACCAGTACTCCTTCAGTGCTGCCTGCTCTTCCCGGGAAGGCTGATCCCTGCCTTCGAGCTGCTCTGTCGCCACCCAATCGTTATCCGGTATAACCAGGTGCCCCTTCTCGGGCCAGCGCCTCAGGTAAAACTCCAAGCTCTTGGGAACCGCAGTAAAACAGTAGTCCATGTTGTCAACTTCGTATGCCCGTGGGTCCGGGAAAAAGTTCATGGGGTGCACCACGTTGTAGCGCACATCCCCCAACCCGTTCCACATGGTGGGGTCCCAGATAGTTTTGATAATAGAAGTGCCGTATTTCAGCATATGCAGGGTAGCCTCACCTATTTGACGATCCTGCATACGGTTGTGATACCACAGATACTGCGTAATGGAAGTAAGCATGTCCCCCAGTCGTGCGTGGTTTGCCGACCTGCGGGGAAGTATCAGGAAATCCGGGTGCGTGTCCGTTATCCGTGGAAGCACTGCCTGTACCATAGCCAGCACCAGGTTGAGCACCGGTGTGGACTTGCCCTCCGGCACCGCCTCAAACCACTGCCTGTTCCTATATATCTGGTCGTAGCGCTTCCACTTGTTGTGCAGCGGTGTGCCCCTGAAATCCACCTTGCGTTCCGTAGCTATACCCCAGCGGTCCATAGCCAGATCCAGCAACTCGTTCTCCTTCTGGGAGTTGGCATCCCGCTGGTTCTTGTTCTTGACGTTATCCACCTTTTTTCTCACCCAGGGAACAAAAGCCAAGCTAACTACCTCCTCCTTTAGATAGACCTCACGGCGTCGCTGTACTGTGACGCCCTTTGCCTGCGGTCTCGCCTTTTATCTTCCAGCACCGAACTGTGCGTGAAGTCCCGCTTGGGTTCCGAGGAACCGGGGGAATCTTCCTGCGGCAGACGGTGCGCTTTAACTATCTCCAGCTGATCTGCCATGGTGTCTGCAAGGTCCTTCTTCCCGGCAAAGGGGAACTTTAACAGCTCCCACTTCAACCGCTGCACAAGATCGTAAGGTGCCTCCCTGCCCGAGTAGCTGTCTTTTAGTATCTTTCTGGGCATGTAGAACCCGTTCTTGAGCCGTGGAACCAGTCTAAGTATACGTTCGTCCTTGCTGGCGTTGCCCCTTTTAATGGGCTCGATAGCGAAAAAGAAGTCTCTCTCCAGCATCATGCGTTCCAGATTGTATATATAAAGCTGCTGAAAGCCCACAGCCTCAAACCCCACAGGCAACACGAACCTTGCCCTTCTGGTCCATTCCCGTGCCATACTAAATAGTGCTTCCGGCAGCTCGTCCTCGGTCAGTTTCTCATTCAACCCGTCCAGCAGGTACATGCGGTTGTTCTCGTCATACCCGCAGACCACCACTGCAGAGTTGTCTGCTTCGTCGCTGGTGGATATGGCAGGGTCAACCGTGATACAGACATCCATCTGCGCTATCTTATCTTCCGGCAGCACATCTATGGTCCGCAGCCACTCTTCCTTGAACTTCTGGTGCTCCGTCGGCGTCGGGTCCAGCAGATACTGGCAGCCGAACTCGTAAGGTCCTTTAGCTTCCAGCAGACCCTGCAAAACCTTTGCGTCATACTCTTCAGGGAACACAGGATTTGCTATGGTAGTCGGCGTAATGGACACCAGCCACTCCTTCTCTGATTTGTCCTTCTCTGACGTTTCCATAATGTCTTTCAAACGCCCATCCGCTATATCCCGGGGTACACTGAAGGTCGCTTTATGCCCAAACTCGTTTATAATCCAGTGGTATAAGTCCATGTGCGACCAGTGTGTACCAATAACCAAGAGCCTCCCGTCTGCATCTAAGAGGTCGAGGACGTCCTTGAAATAGAGAATGGATTTTTCCACCATTTCCTGTGTCCTAACATATTCCCTGTTTATGAGATCGTCGCAGATTACGAAAGAATAGTGCTGCGAAACCATGGAAGCGTCCACAGCACCGGTGGTTATGGAAGCCTCCCTGCCCGCATACGGCCTCAGCAGGGTCAGTTCGTCCTGCACATCCCGGGTAACCCAGTCCAGCTTGCTTTTCATGGCTTCCTTGTCCAGATCCGTAGCGTAGTTTTTAATCCACCAGTCCCTCCAAATCCACCGAAAACGGTTATTGGAATTGAAATGGTGCGCCACGGTCCTCAAAAACTTGCGTGCATTGTCCAATTTGACATTGGTAAGTAAAATACGCTCATTGGGGCTTCTTATCAGATTCTGCACGCTGTACGCCTCTGTGCCTATAGTAGACTTAAAATGACCCCTGGGGTGCATCAAGAGCTTAAAACGGTAACGCGGAGTGTCAATATCGCGTGCCATATCCGCATGATAGTGGTCGGTAAGCCTGTTATACCCCAGGACATGCTTTGCCAGGTAATGCAGATCGTCCACGCAACGCTGCCTGGACTCGCTCTTTACGGCTTCCTCTTCCTGTGGCGTCATACTATCAAGCATTTTCTCTGTCACTCCTTGAGCTCCCGAAAACCAAGATTATCTTCCATTTCCGACCGGTATTCAGGCCGTGAATACCTGTAAGCCGCCTTTACATCCGGCCTTTCCGCCTTCTTTTCCGCCAAAAAGGTGTTTTTTACCTCACCCTGCGGGGTTTCAGATCGTGTTTGCGGCCCGTATAGGCCCAAAAGTTGCGCCGTAACCGCAATACCTGCACAAAAACCGACCGCAAACACAAAGAAAAGAGATAAAATGACCCAGGTGGTGTCCATTTTATCCCTCCCCTTCTTTTGTTTCTTTTGTGCCGCTTTTCTCCAGGTGTTTGGAGAGTGTGGCCCTCAAAAAATCTGCTTTTTCCTCGTCGCTGCCGAACGGAGACTCCACAGAAGCCACGTGCGCGTCCACGGTCAGCTTGGATTCTTCCGCATATAGCCCTGAGAGTTCCAAAACCAGCTTTCCGTGCTTGAACGAGCCTTCTTTTGCCAGCTCAGCAAACTTCTGCAGTATAGCAGGAGACTCCGCCACCATAGAAACACGCATACTTTCCATGAACATGGCCTTAAATTCGGGGTCCTGCAGCCTCTCATAAACATAACTGACCGATCTGCCCGTCTTTTCGGCTATCTCATCCATGGTAAGACGGCTGTTTTGCCCTGATTCCAGGGCTGCCTGCAGTAATTTTTTATCCGCGCGGCTTAGTTTACGCTCCACTTTTTACCCCTCCTTATTCGTAAGTATAACACGAACAGCTGTTCTGTCAAGAAAAATCATTAATTTTTCCAAAAATATCTTGACTTTTGTTATAAAACGTGCTAAACTGAGAAAAATGGAGAAATTTGGGGAGGGGGGAAGACACATTGGGGGACCCCACAGCAAAAGTCGGTAGTGACCTGGTGCGTACGTTAGGGATACCTGCCGTAGAGATGACCGGATACCAATTATCTAATGATATACCCAGCTGGCAGAGTCTATCGTGGTTTATGCGCCGTAAACTTGGACTTTCAGACCGCCAAAAGTTGCGTATAGTGGACATTATGCACGACCAACTGACCCTCTACTACCAGGTAGACTACGTTATTACAGAAGAACAGGAGGAATAAACATTATGACAGGCATAATCAGGGGCATGGACCCCCAAAGAAGAGTAATTATACCAAAAGAAACCCTTTTAGCAGCCGGTTTGGAGCCTGGAGACCTTATAGAACTATACTCCGACGTCACCCCTGACGGGGTACCGTCCATCGTCCTGCAAAAATACCAACCCGGCTGCGTTATCTGCTCCAGCCGAGAAGATATGCGCCGCGTTAAGGGCAAGCGCATCTGCTATTCCTGTGTGGAAGAAGTAAAAGATATCAGAGAGGAAGGAGGAGAGTAATAATGGACTTCACCCTGCTGATGGCATGGCTTTTAGCTGTTGCAGCCGGTATGGTAACAGGCTACGGCGTTGGGTCACACCGAGAGCAGAAAAAGCACTCCAGAACGAACCAGAACGAAAAAGATACCGGGGCCACGGCTGCTGAGCTTTTGGCACACCGTGAGATCCTGGAGAACCTACCGGAATTTTCCTACGCCGAAGAGGAAAACCATGACGATTAACGCGGCAACAGACGAAAACCCCACAGGATATGAGCTGCGAGAGAATTACTACGCTTTATGGATTGCCATCATAAAAAAACTGCGGCCTGAACATGCTTTTGCACGGATGGACAACGAAAAAGAAAAACAACGAATAAAGGGCAGG